ATCTTAGCCCTAGTGCAGTAGACGCAATCCGGTTTAGAATAAATCTGAAATACTAGCATAATTCTTTATAACATGATTTCCTAAAAATGTCAATGGTCATGTGAAGCCTGAAGTGCTAGATCGCCACAGATCTTAATCCGATCATTCCTCAGTTGGATGTGATTAGGATCTTTGACATCGATTTGCCCTTCATCATTACACTTCTGAAAGATGTCTTGATAAGAGTCGTGAACATACTTTACCATGACTTGTGGAGGAGACTCCATCTTCATAGCAAAAGTAAGACACTGATCAAGAGTATAATTTGTATTAGTGTTACACCAACGGACTCTAGCATCTCGGCTATACATCATAGTGACCGTCTTAATCCCAGAGTACACCGGAACTCCGACTTTCTGAACAACTACTCGTGGTTCCATATACTGTTTGGACCAATCCTTACAGAAGTTCAATCGATCCTCTGTACTATTTCCATCAGAATTATGATCCATACAGTAGTCAAACCGAGAGTCCTGAGTATACCTAACGGTCTGAGTTAGAACTTCCTTCCCGGTAATCCTGACGATCTTCCTAATAACAGGACGATCTACTGGACGATCTCTATAGACAACTCGAACATTATAGTCCGGGCTGGGAATAGAATAGATCAAAGCCCAGGAGACGGCTACACCAATGGCGATATGTAGAGACGTGAGTAGAGATCCACTACCTCTACCGGATGCTCTCGCTGACAGGAAGTTAATGAAGCAACCTAAGATTACCACTCCACATAGAATGGAAATGGGAGTCTTAAGACCGAATAGCCAAACCCAAAGAAATTCCATTAGTCACCTCACCATGATAATGAAATTAGTATAAACCAGAGTCAGGCAAAAGTAAAATACATTAATGGCGGGATCAACAGAATCCCGCCATTAATTGTTACTTATTTTTATTGGTGATCTTAGAGACTTCTGCTTCAGCTTCTTTTGCAAGAGTCTCAGCCTCCGTAACTACTTCTTGTTCGACTTCAGAAGCTATCTCTTCAACATAAGTTTCAAGAGGTTCATCGGCTGGCTTTGGATGAGCTCTAACCCATTCAAAGGCTAGATAGGCAACGGCACATAATACTACAAAAATAAGGAAACCCATAATCAATTCTTTCTATTAGTTGGTGCTTCTACCCGAGAATCGAACTGGGGATGGCGGGGTACAAATCCGCAGTTTTACCACTAAACTATAGAAGCAGAGTAATTATTTATCTTACGTGAGTATACTTTCCATAATCAGGTTCACCGAACTCTTCAAACCTCTTGTTGATTTGTTCTCTAAGTTCTGTGAGTTCAATTGGTCTGTAATCGATCTGTTCTACACAAACAGAAAAGTAGAGAGGGTCTGATCTACGAACTTTATATACTTCTCTCTCAACGATATTAGCATGAAGGTGACCATGAATATTCACTCTCCATCTCTGAGTAATCGACTCTGGATGGAGAGGAACATGAGTAAGAACCATATCCTCTAGAACTCGAACTCCATATATCTCTTTGAAGTACTGGAGGTAATCTTTTGTCTTAAAGATATCATGGTTCCCACGAACCAATCTCTTACTTCCATTAAGTCGTGAGAGAGTCGATAGATGTTTGTTGGAGATTACTACGTCTCCAAGGTGATACACCTTATCCTGCTCTCTAACGACTTCATTCCACCTTCGGATCATCTCTTCGTCCATCTCTTGTGCGTTAGAAAAAGGTCGAAGAGGAGATCCGTCATGACGCTTGAACGTGGTACAACACTTCTCATGTCCGAAGTGAGTATCAGAAATGAAGAAGATATTACCACTCACTTGAGTCTACCATTCTTAATATTTTCTTCAAAACAGAAGAATAGTTGATCGAACTTAATATCATATAGCTGTTTAAGTCCTAATAGAATGTTGGTCATCTCATCATGATCTATCTTGTCACTATCACAAACGTGTTCGTAGAGAGAATTAAGATCATTTACGACCTTCCAACACTCCATTATCCTCGATTCAAGATCGAATCTATCAACCATCAATCTTCATCCATTCTGCATGAAGGAACCATTCAATCCACTTATAGAGAGTCTTGAATGGTCCGTCATGAACATATGATGATGTACGATATGACATTATGCTACCAATTCTGTTTCTTCTTCGATGTCAACGAACGTAATTCCATCTGGAACACGTTGACGAAAACGAAGTAGGTTATAGTTGCGAAGAAGACCGCGTTTATGTTCCTCAATAGGAAAGACACCAATGGCGGTCTTCTGATTTCCGATATCCGGCTCTCTGAATACTTTATACTTCGCTTTCATCGAATCAAGAACTCTCTCGACCTGTTCGAGTTCTTCAAGATCAGCAACACCACAACATGTGAAGTGAAGATCCTTAGTCTCCTCTTGACTCAGCTCTGTTCCGAGTTCGAGAGCAACGTGAGCAGTCTGCACAAGCTGATACTCTTCGAAGAGATCTTGTCTCGTGAAAAAGTAGGAATATCTCCTAACCAAACTCCCACCACTAATTACCTTAGCAATTTTGTGGTATGTCTCAATTTCCTCTTCAGTAAGAACGTCTTCAATTGGAGAATCGAAGATAGTTTTATGTTGTCCATTCCAAAGATATGCTCGAAATAATCCTTTAACAGTATCAAATGGAGCACGCCCATTCGCAAGTTTTGTGGTCTTGGTAACTGGAGTGAAGGCCTTACGAATAAAATGCTTAGCAATAGCTACCTTATCATCTCCCTTCGCTGCAATGGCCTTTAGAATGCAGAGTTGAGCGTGGTGGAGTGCGGTGTGATTGATACTATTCCTCCAGAGAGTTACAAAATCATGTTTCATTTCTTTAATTCCTTAATTCTTGAGTTATATTTTAATGTTCATTTGAAGTAAACTACATTACTCAAGATTAAGGTGGCTTTAACTAGCGCATAGATTCCTCTTTAGATATAGACTGGTTGAACTAGGTTTACTGGAACAATCTCAAGACCGCGTTGGTTCGAAAAGTGTTCATTGATGGAATTAGCCGCATCACACTTACGATCATAAACTCGAGCTTCTTGAAGTGAGTCTACGAAAGTCATTGGAGAATAGAAAGGACGCTTGCCACCCTTAACGAACTTACCATCAGTAGTACGAATAACAAACTTGGACATAATATATCACTTTAGCATGAATAAATGTGTGGCGCGCCTGGTGGGACTCGAACCCACAACGCATGCTTTTAGAGAGCACCGCTCTAACCAATTGAGCTACGGGCGCGTAAAATGTAAAGGGAAAGTGGTGGACCTAATTGGTCGGAATATACTTCATTTGTATTACACCAATAGTTAATGGTCCGGGTGGAGAGATTCGAACTCCCGACATCCTGCTCCCAAAGCAGGCGCGCTAACCAGGCTGCGCTACACCCGGACTATTGTTTTCTTCCAAATATGACAGCTCTATTATCAGAGTACGCTACAATTGGGGCGAAATCAGTGAATGCTTCGAGCTTCTGAACTATATCAGTTCTACAGTCTAGAACAAAGTTCTGTACGACTAGAACTGCATGTTCTTCTCTAGTGATTAGATCCTTTCCCATGAGCACCCAGATGGTGCTAGAATCGAATCCAGCCGCTATAAGAATAGCTCTTCCAAGGATTGCATAATCCTCACAATCACCGGTTTTGAGAGATAGTGTTTCTTCTGGCGATTGCCAGTAGTCTACATCATCTCTCTTGTATGTGATGTTTCTTCTCATCCATACAATTACTTGTTTAGGAGTTTCAAGACCTTCAATGGGAGATATTCTCTGTGATTCTACTCTAATCCATTTGGGAGATAGAGGAGCACCATCAACTGATATCCAACCTTGAAATTCCAAAGCAAGTCCTCAATTATTTAACGGGCTCTCTTTTTGCTCCAATAGCAAAAGCCTAAAGCGACTTTTATAGGAATCGAACCTATTATAAGAGTTTGCTGAACAGAGCCCAAATTTTATCAGGTTCCCTTTTTTGCAACGGGAATTGAACCCGCAACGTCTGAGTAAAAGTCAGATGTGTATCCATTACACTTTGCTAAAAGGTTTGATGTAAGGAACCTATTTTCATACCTTCCGGGAGCTACCCATCTAGTACACTTCTATATATACCAAAATTCTAGATTAATGTCAACTAAAATAGTTACAGAGCAAGAGAAAGAATAACCAAGACTACTGTAATCACAATAATAAATGCAGCGATAGTCTGATTAGAAGATCTATGAAGATATGCTAGTTCCTCTTTAGATAGTGGAACCGGAGTCTCATCCTCAATGACATTATTCATCACACAATTTCTAATAGCGCCGCAGCACAAGCCAAAAGAACTAACCAAACAGTTAAATCAGTTGGAGCTAGTGAATTGTTCGAAATAAAGAGCCTCTTCACCTTGGTCAGGAAAGATAGCTGAGTAAAATCCTCTGGTGTGTTAAGAGGAGATACAATGGAAACTAGAGTCTCAAACATGAAAATCGCCTCACTAATAACAGGTTCGTCTTGTTGCTACGTGCGCTACCATTACACCAAAGTCCCGCAAAATATGGTGGGACCCCTAGGATTCGAACCTAGACCACGACTATCCAAAAGTATGCAAAAGGGTTGCTGAATCGAACCTAAAACTCAGAATTAATTAAAGGAGATCACGAAGCTTATAACCACCAAACCCGAAAATGGCGGCAGTGAGCAAGAAAGTAATCATAGTATAGTTTCCTTCACATTTACCTCCATCATATAAAAGTCGGTGGGAGAGCGGAGGTGAGGACCCTCCCACCGAGCCGTAATCCTGGGGAGGATTAACGGAAGTCATACCTCTCGGTCATTACTGTCTTACGCATGATTCCCTCAGGAGTCATGTTGTTCAGGTCCGCAGACAGAACAGACTTCATGATCGATGGGCTGAAACCAGAGACTAGAGCAGTTCCAGTTTCATCGAAGGTTACAGGAACATTGCCATGAGCGTTGATGTTCCAGAAGACGATGGCTGGTACTTCATATCCAGCATTCTCATAATCATTTCTGATCATTTCGACTGCTCGAGCATCAGGACGGCAACAATTGAACTGCATATCCGACATGATTAGAAGTGCGGTTGGCATCTCTTCCTGAGGAACATCCTTGTCACATGCGACCTGAAGAATCTTCTTAAGAGCCTTCTGGAGGTCGGTACTCATACTCCAGTTAGACTTAGCCATAGTGTTATAACGCTGAGACAGAGTTCCCTTAACGGTCACGAACTCAGGAGAGCTGGAGAACGTTAGGAAAACATCTTTAAAGTCACCAGTGTTCTTGCTTGCGCAATATAGACCAAGTGACACCGCAACGTCAAGGCATGATACGGTTACACCCTTCGCTCCATAGCCTCCGGCTGGGCAGGTCATAGAACCAGAGACGTCTACTAGAGGTAGAACACGAGCATCACCAATGTAGTTTGGTAGAGCTTCCCACTGAGCATCGGCCACAGACGAATCACCATACCTAACGGTCTTGATGACGTCATATGGATACACTGCTCCGGCGTTTACCTTCGCAACCTTTGGATCACCCTTCTTCAGAGCGGCCTTCCATGCCTCGAAGTGAGCTGGAGCGTGCTTCTTGAATGCCTTCGTGTAACGAGACATAGCAAGAGATGGTACGTGATTGAAGTTAATAGCCTCGAACTCACGGTTACACATAAGAGTTTCGACGACCTGAGTTAGAGACACAAGAGTCTTACGGTACTGCTTAGGTGAGAAGTGCATGAACTCACGGAGTTCGCGAGCTAGAGCACCCTTACGAGGCATCCACTTAGCGCAGAGACCATTTCCGTCACGCAGAGCATCACGGATTAGACTATATGCGACTTCCTTCACTTCACGAGTAGAGAATACGAGCAAGTCATCCCAACGACCAAGCTCTGGAACCTTACGAAGAAGATTCGTCTCAGTCAAGAGGTTTGGCTTAACCTTCTCAAGGTGACGAAGAACGTCACGGAAAAGCTTACGCTCACCGGTGCCCTGGCGCACATCTCGACCATGGAGAGCGATACGGACAGCTAGATCGGAATCCTCGATGAGAGCTAGATCGAATAGCTGAGTAATGTCCTTACCACGAGAAGCACCAAGCTTACCGAATAGATCGACGTTGGCGCGACAGGTAGACTCAAAAGCCTTCATGCCATTGGTGGTACGAGTCTTCTTTGGAGTGTTACGAACTGCATTTGCGAAAGTAGTCATTATTAAATCTCCTTTGTAACAGGTTAGTGTTTGTCCGCTAAGACAATCGGAAGTTTTAGCGAGTTTTGTTTTGCTGAAACTAACCCATGATTCGTGTAACAGGAGTTACAGGTTCCGTTTTTGGCTTTTTTTCAAGAAAAGTTTGGTTGAGTTGCGGAATGGAACCTTTAAATCAAATTATAAACGGGATGCTGCGCTATTTGGAAGCTGCTCAACCCTGGTTATTTCCTACCAGAAAATATCGTTTCTTTTTGCAGAGCTTACGAGGCTCTTTCTATTACCCGAAGGTAATAGAATTTCAAGCGTCTGGTAAAACCCCGAAGGGTTCATGAAAGTTTTGCTGAAATCATCCCTAAAAGTATTGGAGCGGATAGCGAGAATCGAACTCGTCTCCATGCACGGTTTGGAAGACCGGCTGCATACCCTATGCTTACCCGCTCATTAGGATTAACTATATATACTCGTCTCCAATAAATGTCAAGGAAAAAATTAAAACTTAAGCTGGAGACTTCTTCTGAAGTTCTTTAAACTCCTCAACCCCGATCAAGCGAGTGCTCTCATGATTTCCAACCTCTCGGACCAGAAACTTAGAGCTAGTGCATACATATTGCGGAGTAGACTTACGAAGAGGAGTCCACTTAGTATCAACTAGTCCTTCATACAGAAGACGATATTCATATGCAGGAGTGGGATCCTTAAGACTCCATCCTAGTGACGCTCCAACACTGTTTCCTCTCCATCCCAGAGCCTCACCGGCCGCATTAAACATATATGCCGTTCCAGCAATCGGAGACCCGGTGTTTGGATTAATCATTCGACCCTCAAAGAGATGAGCACTCCATCGAACTTCGATCTTAAATCGATTCGTTCCACCATGCTTAACGTATGTTTTTCCAACTTCAATCTTCATATTCAAAAAATCCTTTCTTAGTCGATTCTAATCGTATTGCTCTTACCAAAGAGTCCGTAGCCGGAGCATACAACACCTGTTACCGGATGACCCGTGGGTCCAACCGCTTTGAATCCAGTATGGATACTATCATTCTTATCACATCCATAGAAACGGAAACCAGTGATCTGAATGTGGGAATACCCGGCTTCAGTGAGCACTCGATTCGTATTCTGTGGATCAGTGAAGCATGCAGACAGAGATAGAGCAGCCGCTATGATTAGTAATGTTCGTTTAATCATGACTATATTCCTCGGCAAATGACTTTCCTGGTGTGAGATATACTGTTACGTGATCTCCAAAGATCGCTTCCATTAGATCCTCGTTTTGCTTAATAACTCCATGAAAACTTTTACATAGAGAAGCTAGTTCAATATTACGAGGATCTTTTCTCAAGTTTTCAATTTTAGAAATACGCGCACTATAAGTTTGATGTGGAAATTTATTGTTCAGGTTTTTCCATCGGCGTAAATTATCCTCAGTGATATCAGTTTCGAATTCGTATTCTGTTCCTTCGTAATTATAAGCATCCATAAGATCACTTGGATCAAACTCTTTTAAAAAGAAGAGGTCGCCGATGCTAAATACACACTCTTCTCCGTCATTAAAGTATGGAGTGTATTGATTCCATACCACAGCTTTGATTTCTGGAGCCGCTTCAAAGAAGCTTTTTGTCATGTCGGTAAACATGGAGCGCATCTTCTCTTGAAATTCAGATGCTACTCTATTGAACTCTTCCTGCATTTGTTCTGCAGTCTTTTGAATAGTAGAAAAATCACTCATTATCTAGTCCCTCTTTCAGTGGGTGCTGATTACGACCCTTCTCTTCATGACTTCTATGTGCCATACGGTGCTTCATCGTACCACTCATCCATCCCTCAATAGGAAGCTTTGTAAGCCACCTCTCGATAGATGGAATAAACCCGAGATCTTCGATGATATGTTCCTCTACGATGTCTCGTACAGAAACTTCTTTTTGTTCGTGATTAATGATTATTGTTCCAAATACTTGTTCGGCAAGATAGCAACCAAACGCAGAATGAAGAATAGCTCGGTGACGAATATCTGGCATCGCCATCTTAGTTTGATCTATAAAGTTATGTATTGGAAGGTAGTCGTCTGGAACTCCACCCCATCTCTTAGCTGATATCTTGGCATGGAGGTAGGGTTTCATCGTTTAATATCAGCCTCACATTTGGTGTTCCACAATCAGGAGTTCTTTCTGTTCCAACTTGAACCCCATTTGAGTCGAAGTACCAGGTAGTCTCTGACCAATGTTCATTGGCCCGTCCTATGTACTTTGATCCGTCGAAACTCTCAATAACAAAATAGATATCGATAATATAGTTATTGATACTATAACGATACCGTTTTCCTACTTGTACCGTCATAGAATTACTCTCTATTGATGGTCATGAATCTAAATTAAATGCCGGAAAATGTCAACTAGTTTTTTGGCAAATGTGATCTAGTCACCCTTACCATAATCCAAGTATTGTAAAATTCTTCAGGTTTGAACAGAACTTGTTGAGTGAACTGTTCATAAGCCTCAAGATAAGAACTCTCTCCAAGAGTCTTACATAAGTGTAAGACTTCTCTCTTAAATTTATGTTTCCCAAGAGTCTCTACATCCTGAGAGAGTTCTTTATTCGATCCATAATATTCTTTCCAATCACTTTGAACCTTAACTCGCTTCTTCTTTTTCTTGACCGATTTAGTCTTAGTAAAGAAGAGTCGTTTCTTTCCAATATACTTTCGATTAGTTTCCAAGTTGGTAATTACATACACGAAGGCTTGATAACCATCAACAGTTTCATCTGTGACTGGAGTGTTCTTAATAGTCCATGGATTCTCATATTCCATGGACTATTTATTAGTTGTGTTAGTCCCTCTTATAACCAACCAAGTTACAAATACTAGCGATGAAGTCGTATGCATTTTCTATTACGTGATCCATCTGACCAATCGCTTCTTCACAATGGATCTTGTTCTCCTCGATGAACTCTTCACAAAGAGCCCATAGTAGGTCTAGGTCTGAGTCTCTAAGATTCATTTCTTGGGTGTCCAATTCGGGTCTAGGCCTTTAACTTCAACTTTATCGTACGTGATCTTCATAGCTGGGTAGTTATCCGGAATAGATCCTTCATATCCCCACGAGATAGTGATGTGTGGAATATACTCTGGAAAGTCGGACGTAGCTCCATAGTCTCTCTTCAGGTCTGCATTAATGACTTGAAGTTCTTCTGACTGAACCTGAGCGACTAAGCATCTTCCAAGAGTGCTCTCAAATATCTTCCATCCACAAATGCTTCCTGTAATAGGAAGATCAAAATCGTATTCATCTACATCTGGACATGGAGTCTTTGAATAGATAACAGTAGTATGATAGTCATCCTTATCCATTGGCTTTGAGATTCCATTCTCCACCACCCAATCGTATAGCTTATTCTTATCAGCTTCAGACGGTTTTACATTAACATATGTTCCATGTGAGTGATCGATTTTCTTATCCTCACTGAACAATTCTCTAAATTTAATCATCTTCATCCTCTTCATTCCAATTTGGATGTAGCTCGTATAGAGCTTCATCGTATGCCGGGTCTTCTCCTAAACACTCGTCCTGAGTATCCCAATCGAATTCCTCAAATGAGTCGATCAAACCCTTATATATCTCGACACGCTCACCATGATCGAGAACATTATTCTTAATAGACTCAATTACTAAACTAAAGAGTCCACTTCCACTGGACCATCCCATTACCGATTATCTCCGCTTCCTCCGAGCTTTCCTCTTTGCTCTCGGTCTCTTAACTTAGCAATATTCTTCCCTGCAATAGAAGATAGATCTGTTCCCAGTTCTCTCGCTGCTGCGGAGAGATACCAGAGAACATCTCCAACTTCTTTTACTAGAAGTTCTCTTCGCTCTTCCGTTAGAGTATTAAATGATACTGCATATCTTTCAAATGGTTCTACAAGAGCATCATCACGAAGAGACTTTCCTACGTGTTCTGCTAGCTCTCCAGCCTCACCATTCATCTTGAGTGCTACATACATTAATCCCAAGGGATTTCCCTGACCAGGATAGATGGCCGTCTTTAGAGACTCACTCTCATATTCTTCAAATGTCATTTCTTACTTTCTGATAAAAATGATTGTGGAACTATTTCGTTCCAACCTTTAGCGAATACATGTTGAACACCGTTCTCATCCTCAACAATCACACCAAATGAGTTTACATCAACTACTACAGCCGGAACTTTAGTCTCTACTATAGTAACTTTCTGTCCTATCTCAAAATCATTCATTATTCTCTCCTTAAAGTTTAAATCCTTTGAATGTTTCATTGGTGATGTCATTGTGAACTCCACCAATTGTATAACTCGTAATCTGAGTCTCTTGTGGTGCTACTTGAACCTCAGATCCACCAATCCACTTTGAAGTCCATGGAAGATTATTCTCCTTAGACTTTGGAACATAGTGAACACCAATAGCATTAGCACACTTCCATGATCGGTGATCCACGAAATCTGAAAGGACCTCTGCATTCAAACCAAGCATAGATCCATCCCTGAATAGATACTTCGCCCAATCCTTCTCTTGATTAGATACCTCTCTAAAGATCTGCTCTACTTCTTCTTTACACTCTTCTGATATTTTAACAAAATCAGGATCACTCTTGGGGAGTGCTCTAATAAGTTGTTGAGTGAAGGCTAAGTGGATGTTCTCGTCTCTAGCGATGAACTTAATGATCTTGGCGTTACCTTCCATCTTCTTGAGCTCTGCGAATGCCCACGAGCAAGCAAAAGAAACATAGAATCGAACTCCCTCAAGAGCATTTACAGCATGAAGACAAAGCCAGAGAGCTTTCTTATGATTATAAGCATTATAACCAGTGCTTCCTCGTGCATCACACAAACGATTATAATTCATCAACTGGAGATTTGAATAGTATTCTTCGATGTCTCTACGACACGACTGGATTTCTGGAATAGTATCGATAGTATCAAATACTGGAGAAGCATCTGGATAAACGTTCTCGATAATGTATTGATATGACCAAGCGTGGATATTCTCTTCAAAGAATTCCCAACACTTCAAGAAGTTTCTAAACTCGGGAATAGAACAAATAGGACCAAATGCTTCACTTGGAGATGAACCCTGAACAGAATCGAGTAGAATCTGTCTCTTAAGATTAGAGGTAAAGATGTGTTGTTCTGTCTCGGATAGAGATTTAAAGTCCTTAGAGTCTCTTGATAGTTCCACTTCTTCTGGTTGCCAGAAGAAACCCATTTGTTTCTTAGTTAACTTACGCATCCATGGGTATTTAAGTCTATCAAACCGGCTCAGAGGAACGTTACCATTAAAGAATATTTTTGTCATTATCTATCACTTAAATCTTACACGAATCACAGGATTCATCTTCATCCTGGGCTATAAACCACTCGGTCATCTTCTCGTCTGTCGCTTCCTCACCGGCTGAATCTGCCGTATTCATATAGTAGAGAGTCTTTCCTCCCCACTTGTAATGAAGTAGGAAGTCGGTCAAGAGTTCTGACATCGGAATCTTACCTTCTAGATAGAACTTTGGATTGTAAGATGTATTGACTGAGATGCACTGGTCGATATATTTTTGAAGAACTGCCATGATCTTAAGATAACCACGAGGAGATTTCTGATCCCATAAAAGATCATACTTATTCTTTAACTTACGAACTTCTGGAACTACTTGCTTGAGGTGACCATCCTTCGATCCCTTAACAGAGACCAGAGCTCGAGGAGGTTCAATTCCATTGGTTGAATTTGATACTTGTGCTGAAGTTTCAGCGGGCATAAGAGCCATGAGAGTAGAATTTCGAATTCCAAAGTCTCTAAGCATAGATCGTAATTCTTCCCATGGCATGGTGAACTCCGTCTTTCCGGTTAGTTCATCCACTTCCTTGGAATACGTGTCGATAGGAAGAATACCATTATGATACTTAGTATCCTTACTTAGAGGACATTGTCCCTTGTCTCTGGCGAGTTCAACTGATGCTCTAATAAGATAATACGACCAAGCCTCAGCATAGTCGTCTATAAATCTTAATTGATCTTTAGTTACATCTTGATATGTGATACCATTCTTAGCCAAGAAATACGCAAAGTTAATGATACCGATTCCCAGTGGCCGTCTATTCATAGTGGATACTTGAGCGGCGATGACAGGATAATCTTGGAAGTCTAACAACTCATCTAGAGCTCTAACCAGTAGACGAGCTGGTCTCTTGAAGTCTTCTGGTCTACGGACTCTTCCCCAGTTTTCGGCTGCTAGAGTGCAAAGAGCTATCTCTCCCTCTTTATCGTGTAGATCATCTAGTGGTTTTGTTGGAAGAGATATCTCTGCGCAGAGATTACTCATTCTAATTGGAGCTCTGTCTGGAAGAAACGCTCCATGAGAGTTAACATTATCCACGAACATCGAGTAGATACGACCGGTGTCCTTCCTCTCCTGCATGAAGAGATTGAACAGATCAGAAGCCTTAACTACTTCCTTCTTAATCTTTGGATTACGTTCGGCTTCTTCGTATAGTTCTCTGAACTTATCCTGATCCTGAAAGAACGCATCGTATAGTCCTGGAACTGACTTTGGAGAGAATAGAGTGATGTTTCCATCCTCAATGAGTCTCTCTAACATTAGTCGATTGAATTGGACCCCATAGTCAACGTGTCTAATACGATTGTCTTCTGTTCCCTTATTGTTCTTGAGTACAAGAAGGGATTGAATTTCGGAATGCCAGATCGGATGATAGATCGTACCTGACCCTCCCCGTACGCCACCTTGAGAACACGACTTGAGAGCTGATACAAGAAGCTTGTAGAAGGCAATGTTACCAGTGTGGATAGCATCTCCATTTCGAATAGCCACATCCAAACCACGAAGGTTACCCATACCGAGGCCAATACCAGCACGATTAGCGACGTACTTAACAGTAGCTCCAGTGGAAGCGATAATAGAATCAAGGGAGTCTCCTACTTCAATTAATACACACGATGAGAATTGTCTCTTGGGAGTTCTTACTCCAGCCATGATTGGTGTTGGAAGAGAGATATCGAATTCTGAGATGGCATCATACAGATCAGACACCCACTTAAGACGAGAGTTCTTTTCATAACGGTGGAAGAGAGTAGCGGCGATTAACATAAATGAGACTTGTGGAGTCTCATAGAATTGTTTTGTCTCTCTATTTCTGACTAGATACTTACCACGCATCTGTTCCATTCCAGCATAGGCTATCAGGAAGTCTCTGTCATGGTCGATCCACTTGTCCATCTGGTCGAATTCTTCCTCGGTATACCAATCGAGGATATCTTCATCGTAGAATCCGGCATCAACTACTCTCTTGACGTGATCATACAAGCGTGGAGGAGTGATCGATCCGTATACGTCCTTACGAAGAGCGTAGTTTACTAGTCTTCCGGCTACGAACTGATAGTTCGGTGCATCTTCGGTGATCAGTTCATGGGCCGCTTTGATTAGTGCCTCTTGAATATCCGATGTCTTCATTCCATCGAAGAACTGCATTTGAGTCTTGATCTCGATCTCCGACTCAGATACTCCAGCAATATCCTCACAGGCCCACTGAACTACTCTATGGAGTTTCGATATATTTAGCTCTTCTTTTCTTCCATCTCTCTTTGTGACGTTTATCGCCATCTTTTTATTTCCTCTTAACAAATTCATAGCATCTACCTCGCCAATGGAGGTTTATCTTATCGAAATCGGATGAAAGAAAATCATCCTTTAGATATTCATTAAAGTAGGATTGAGCCGTATACCAAGAGGAGGTTACTTCCTTCTCTCCGTTCTCAGTGAATCGATCATCACCTCTGAATCGAATAATCTTACACTTAATGATTTTGGACATCCACTACTTCCGTCATCCAGGAGAAGTACTTAACTAGTTCATTCCAAGCCGAAGTCGCTATAATCTTATGTTCCTTCTGTGTTCCATTGCCCATACGAAGAGCGCAATAGTGAATCCAACTTCGTAGAGTTCCGGCCATATACATTCGAGATACCGTCAGTCCCTCTGGAAGAAAGCATCTCGCCTGTTCCTTAGCAATACCATTATCAATAGCATCCTGATAGAGAGTCATAGCCATATTGACTAGAATGTTTTGGTTATTTTCAAACCATTTTTGAGTAACACTATCATCTATTTCGACGGAATTCTGACGGTTCTTTTGATCTTGTAGACGAGCTTCTCGATTTGTAATGAATCCTAGGTCTGATGTTGGATCGGCGTATCTCTGAGAGAACTCTTGGAAGGAGAAGGAGCGGTGACGAAGAATCTGACGAGCGATGTCTCTAGTGGTGGTGATCTCCATCGTAACCGATACCATTTCAAACGGACTCCAATGGCTGTTTCTGACCAAGTATTTAAGAAGCCGATCAGACGTCTCGGTGTTCATCTGGTTTGATGGATTAGATACTCTAGCACAATAGGCTACGAAATCTCCTATCTTCATTGAAGTATTAACCGCGTGAACTAATGGTTGCGTTAACGCGACAATCTTAGCTTCGTTCATACTCTCTTCCATTCATTCAACTGAAGCTCAGCGTGAAGTCCGCTGAATGTATTTCTATCTATAATCTCTCGCACGTCACTCGCGGACATTTTTCCATCCGTAATCATTTCATTCACATCTTTCTGTTGAAGACCCTGAGGCCATATACAAACTTTTAATCCGTGCTTGATGCACTTCTCGATCTTGTTAACCGTCTCTCTGCTTCTGGGCTCATAGTCGAATACCATGATGGAGTTATCGAGGTTGAGATACCTAAGAGTGCTGAATTCAACGCCTCCAGCAGTAGCGACTCCATTGGGAAGGAACATTGCGTCAATTGGACCTTCGAGAATGTATGATCTTTTCCCCTTGTCGTAATGATCGAGTCCCCACAGCTTCGGGATTGAACTATCAATCTGCAGCGTAAGATATCTAACGTCTCCTCGAAAATAACGACCCTGAAGCGCATGAAGTCTCTTCTCTCGATTAAGGAACGGAATGACGAGAGCCGAAGAATCGTGTCGGAGAGCTCGCTCATCGAATTTTCCAGGGATGATCTCGTTACACCAAGCCATGAACTTAGGTGCATAGAATAGTCTAGAATGAAACGGTGTTGGGATCTGTCTCCCAGCGACATATCTCTTGCAGTAATGGTCTGGAGCAAGTTGGCTCACCTTCTTTAAGTCTTTTAGTGCCGTTTCTGTGATGAACTTGGGCTTGGTCATCGTCAAGATTGGATCTGGTTCTGACCTAGGTTCATCCATCATCTTGTCGGCCAGATAGTCCGAATATAAGAACTCGTCTACTCTCTTCAAGAACTTATAAAAGGCCATCGTACCACAGCCATTGTGACAGTGATATAACCAGTTTCCGTTTTTGATATAGAAGTATCCTCTGGCCTTACGCTTATCCTTCTCCGAGTCACCACATAGAGGACAGGAGGTATTGTAGAGGGATCCAGATTTTCTCTTGAAGTTTCGGAGCCTAGTTCCGATGATATCAATATACTTGGAGTCAATCCAAGTGGACATATTACTACTACTCAGCTTGTTGGGGATAGCCCATTATACACTAGTTTAGTAGCCTTGTAAAGGAATTTATGCTTTGAAAGCAGGCTTACCAGTTCTGTCTTTAGCTGTAGTAGAACGAACTTTAATTGGAGTCTTCTTGATGATGTGAACCTGATTAGGATGAGTAATAATGTAACTCTTCTTTCCGGTATGTTCAAATGCGTTTCTATATGCTAGGGTGTGCACACCCTTTGATCGAATTGCATTAGCCATGTACTGAGTTGCTCGCATATTCCTGGTTCCGGAATAATCATTCGTTCCATCTTCTTTATGGATCTTCTGTATTGCTGTATAGTGTTGATTATGCTCTTCTTTAGAGAATAAACCTGAATGATGTAATTGTGATAAGAGGTCGAGATTACCGTGTTCTCCACCATCTCCATTCAAGTGATGAATGTTTCCAGGGCTTAAACGAGCTTTGTAGTGAGTTCTTTCTCTATAATCTGCGTTGTCTGAAATTTCTTCTGGTTTGCGAGCGTTAGCATACGATCCAACCTGTCTGGCTGCTTTATATGTTCCAAAGTGTGACAATGGATGAAAGTGATCGATATTAGGTTCTGGTGAAATATGGTGAACGGTTTCGTGTCCGTTTTGATTCACCTCACTTAATATATCACGAAGACGTTTCATTAGTGTAGGGCCCAGAGCGTCTCTACTAGCATATGAATGATGAATCCTAGAATAGTTCCACCACCAATTAGAATGTAGGCAAATCTCTCTAGCTTACCAACTCTCTTAGTTACTGAATCGAGTTTCTTCTCGATATCAGCCTCAATCTCTGTTCTCATATTTTCCGTCTCATGATGAATGTCTTCCTTAAGATCATCAACCTTAGTGTGCAGACCTTTGATCTCTGTTAGGATCTCTTTCTGACCATCTGACATCTCTTGACGCAACCTCTGTTCTGTGGAAGACAGGCGAGAGTGAAGTTGAGCGTCAGCTTCTTTCGACTCCTTAGCATGTTCTTCCTGTGTTTCTAGTCTTTTCTCATGCACTGCGAGTAATTTCGAAACATTCAGAGAAACTTCGGACATCTTATCAAGCGCAGAATCAAACTTGGAAACCATAACCTCTTGGCCGGCAACCTTCTTTTCAAGATCAATTAAACGGTGATTAACATCAGTCATGGGGTTTTCCTAGTTAACATCCTTGCCTTATTTAGAATAACTTTCAATCGTTTTTTTGGAACACCTGGTTCCGAATCTGGGTGTGGTCCGGTTCCAATTCCCTTAATTGCACCAGATCCAGCATTATTAACTGGAACAGCATCTTCACCCAATGATCTAATTGGAACCACTGCAGACTTTTTAAGTCCTGCTTTCTTTAATCTTTTGTGCTCATCATCTGCCTTAGATTTAGTAAGGTGTGACTTAGATACAAATGGTTTACCATTTAAAGATCCAACAATATGATATGCCATTATAGTTGCCTCAATGCCGATACTATAGTTTGATCCATTGGAATCGTATCCGTCAAGATCATCTTCTGATTCCTAATTCCATATATTCTGTCCGGTAGAATACTTAACTGGAGTAGGAACGGTTTAATATACATAAGGTGCTTATCCAGTTTCAGGAAGAGCATCCTGGTAAGTGGACGAGCACCGAATACATTATTCAATACTATGAGATGGTTTAGTATAAGTCGTTCTTTTAGATCACCCGTCTCTATATACCTAGTAATTAGCTTCTTAATGTATTTGATTCGATTGATATCCTCATTGAACTCATCTATAGAGCAACACTGAGGATTATCATAGTGCTTCATCGCATACATAATGAAATTGGAGTCAGTCAGTTTATCGTACATCACTTACACAAAATAAAGGAGGGAGTATTTCATCCCTCCGAAAATTATAGAGTTGAGTTATTGGCTGACATGCTTGGAACTGTAACAAGAACTTCTGTTTGAACTCTTCCTGCTCTTCCTCCAAGAACTGGAGTTAGAGTAGCACCGGCTCCAGCACCAGTTGTAATTGTTACTGTAGCACTTGAAACGTTAGTAAATCCCTTACCACCCGAGCTTAGATTGACTGCAGTGATTACACCGTTTCCATTAGTAACTACATTAGCAGCAGCATTAACCGTTCCACCAGAGACCTTAACAGTATCTGAGTTAGAATAGCCGGTTCCAGCAGCAGTGATAGTAAGTGAAGTTACAGGACCGGTTCCGTATTGTACACGAACCCAACCTGGATTTGATGCTTTCTTTCCAGAATGAATCTCGCCCTTGTCAAGACCCACAACAGTCGTTCCATACAGCTGAACGCCTGTATTTGGACTATCAGGTAGAATCTTATACTTTGGCGCATTATTAGCCTGGTCTTTAGAACCCCATAGACTCACGACTGTTCTCCTCTTTTCTTTATTCTATTTATAGGATTAAGAATTTTCGTCTTCTTGCTCTTCTTCAGCTATACCAACAGGCATTGCTTTTGAAGCTATCTTATCTACAGCCTTTCTAATTCCATTCGCTCGATTAGCTCTTTTGAAAGTATCGTGCATTCCTCCAGTCATATCTCCCTTACCGTACTTCTTCATTGAAGATACGTGGAGATTCTGTTTTGACTTAGAAGCTTTTACCGCATACTTGGTTAGAGTATTTGCTGAGAGTTCATCAATTTGCTCTTCTTTGATTGCTTTTCCAATCTTTGAGAGAACTTTATCTAGATCTTTCTTCTTCCTAAGAGCAGATACTTCATCGCCCTTTGGATCTTCTAGAGTGATTTCATTATCATCTACTTTTTTGACAGAAAGATCTTCACTAATGGTTCCCTTGAACCCATCCTTGGTTAGCTTCTTATGAAGATCTGAAGCCTTACCATAATGATAGTCAACTACCTTACCCTTGTGAGAGATAAAGTGATGCTTTGGATCATTTGGATGGCGATGGATCGATAGAGCAGCGCCGTGATCATTGGTGTATGCACCAACCTTTACTAGCTCATCTAGTTGCTCTACTTCTTCTTTGATTCTACTGATAGCACGGTCAATTCCAGTGTTACGATTCTTAATCTTTCTTAGGTGAGTCTTCCACTCCTGACGTCCCTCTTCTCTCTCCTTTGGAGTAGCGCCATTCTCCATCTTATTCTTTGCCTGACGACGAAGAGAAGTGGCTTTGATTCTACCATCTAAATTCGAACTAACTCCATAATGACGATCCGCATGATCTGGAATTGCTTTCTCGAGATATCTATGAGCAAGATCACTCGAAATCTCATCGATTTGCTCTTCACTAATGCTCTCATTGTGAGAACCATAGTACGCTCCGAGCGCCATCTTGATACGCTCTTTCTTAGACTTCCCTTTGAACTTAGGATTTTTTGAGTGAACGAAATCGTGGATCCAGTCTGAAGCAGAAGCACCTGGCCCGAGCCTCTCAATTAGAAAAGGGACTTCGCCTTCTTTGGCTACCTCTTCTCTAGCAAGCTTCTTCTCTGCTTTTTCAATATTTTGTCTACGATTCTCGGCCTTCCACATATGCTTTTTAGCTTGCCAGTCGTGCTCGTCGTGCTGTCTCTTAGCAAGACCCTGATGCATGTTGTCCATTACATCATGAGCATGAGCGGAAGCTTTAGCTTTTGTAATATAGCGACCAAGGAGAGCTTTTGATAGCTCATCGATCTGCTCGTCTTCAAGGACAGCCTGAACCTCTTCAATAGTTGACTCCTTAAGAGCACCATTTAACTTTGATAGTCTGTGCAGCTCGAGCTTGGCCGTACCATGAGCATCATCGTAGTCATTAGTCTCGTAGTCGGCTGGCTCGTGATGCTTACCATTGATGAAGAACTTCACGCGATGTGTGTTCCATTCGGAATCTCTATAAATCTTGGCGTGGTGATTGCCACAATCTGAATTGATTGTGGCTTTTAGACGCTCTCCACGAGATTCAGCAAGTGTGCGAACTCTCTTGATCATCTCAAGAGCAGCGCCCTCACCGAATGCAGCCTTCGAGATCTTCTCTTTCTTCTGCTTCTCTGCCATATTAAGACCCTTACGACGATGATCAATCTTCTTACTTAGAGGATTGAGTGGTGCCTTCGCTGCCTTGGCATAGCGCACAATAGTTCTGAATGATAGCTCATCGAGCTGTTGCTCTCCAGTGGCTTCTGTCTCTTCGTGCTTAGCCATTGGTGGTCCTTCATACTGAGGAAGAGCGCGATTACGCTGGTGAGCCTTAATTGCAGACTTTAGAACATCTGGACGTCCCTTCTTACGAGCAGCGTTGGCTACTTTCTTAAGAGTTTCTGTTGAGAGCTCATCGACCTGCTCGACTTCTTCTTTCTGAGTCTTCTTGTTCATGATATCACGAGCGATGTTATTAATGTCTCTATCAACTTCACTCTTCTCTCTTGAAGTAGTGGTTAGAACAATCTCTTCTTCCTTAGCAAATTCTGGAGCAGGAACGTGTGGTTCTGGCATTGGAATAGCTTCTGGTGAAGAGAGTTCTGGACGGACGGTGATTAGACCATGAGCTGTTGCTCTCTCAAGAACGTCAGCGGCCATCTCCATCTCTCCAGCGGCGACAGAAATAGAATTTCCTTCTATCTTCGCTGATGGGCATCCAAAGTTCTTGAGGATGTTGAGAGCATGAGTTAGACGCTCCTCTTCAGGAGTCTTAAGTGCTGGGTTCATGTTATCTGAAGCCTTACTCTCGGTAAGGTTAGACTTAGCCATGATGCTCCTGATAAGGTTCTCAGGTGAACGATAGGTCATTGTGGTCTCCCATTGATTCTTATGTTTATTTATGTAGAGACGAAATTCTACTTTTTATTCTTACGGTCTCTTAGGATGGATAGAACCTTTGCCGCATGCTGGTGCTTTCTAGATCTATGAAGATGAATGCGCTTCAACTCTGGATCGCGTTCTCTCTTTCCAATCTCTCTACCAGCCTGAGCGTGAGCCGAGTGAAGGAGTTCTCTGTTCTTCAGATATTCCTTACCCTCGTGTACGTTTAGGTTCTTCTTTAGAAGCTTAACTCTGACGAGTCTCTGATCACGCCACTTATCGGTTAGCTGGTGCTTAGACCTACTAATAAACTGTGACGTGTCGTGCTGTGATCTTGGTTTATAGTCTTGCTTCGTGACATATTGTGTCTTATGGAGTCTAGCAAAACCCTTCATCTTACGATTCTTACGGTGTCTAACTTCTGGCTTCTTAGTGTCTCTCCAGTGCACGGCAGCAAGATAGGTAGAGGTCTTCAATTCTCTTTCCTGAAGACAGAATTCTGAGAACGAGACTGACTCTGATATTTCGGCGTGTTTGAACGCAGACTTACGTCCGTGTTCATTCCAGAACTTCACTTTTCCGTGCTTATTCGAAGACTTATATCCAGGACCACCTGCAGTCATTATCGGTTGGACATATGCCTTTTTATGTTCTGGATGACGAATCTTTTCTTCTGACACCTCTACTTCTTCCTTTAATTTTTGTGGAGTAATCTTTCTCTGAATCTTATCGATTAGACGATATCTTCTAGCAGAAATCTTATCGTGTTCATTGGCCTTAGTGGCATGAGATCTGAACGCTTCATTGTCTCCATTCGCTCGAGCTCTTAAAGCGTTCATTCTAGATCTGAGATATTCGATATCGTGGTGGTGAGCGTCTCCTTGAGCCTTCTCAAAGGCTGATCTCATTAGTCGAGGAGAGATCTCATCGAGCTGCTCTTCAGAAACATTCTTGTTAAGAAGACGCTCTGCTCTAGCGATTCCAGCCTTTGCCTTCTTATGAACTTTAGACTCTTCTGGAGTGTGATCGATTACGTGCTTGGACTTACGAATGTAGTTATGATACGTAGAAGTCGAGAGCTCTGAACACAAAGAAGGGCCGTCCTCCTGTTCATTAGGAGACACGACCCTATTATATTCTGAGAATTTCTTTATCATTCCACACGACTTTAATAAACGTTTATCGTATGGATATTTATAGATTTAGAATTCGCTGAAGAACGCCTCGATCTTGCGATCGATATAATGTTCAAGCTGACATGAACTCCAACAGAAGAACATCAGCCCATAGAAGATATCAAAGAAAAGACTTGTCCAGTTCATAAATCCCTCCTATTCATTCTTTATATCTAAGTTTCTGGTCGAAGTATACCACATTATTAGAGAAACTTGCATTTAATATCCAGCTGGCCATATTACCCACCAGAATATGGATTTACATTGAAAACAAGGAAAATACGTTCTCATAAGGGATTGAATTTACAAGGCAGAATTAGGCAACGGATAACAAAAAAGGGAGGAATCCCGTTAAGGACCCTCCCCAAGATATCATCAGCGCGGACGAGAGGAACCACCACCTGCTCTGAAGAGCGACCTCGTCAATTCCTAGATACATTAGCAACTTGCCACTGGGTCTGCAGACCCCAACACGCTGAGAGGAACTCGGAGTGTCAGAATCCGAATCCCTCTGATAGTACTATTATTTATACTAGAATCTCACATTTTTGTAGGAAAAAATCAGGAGTTCTACCATCGAACCCGAATCCAAAATTCAAATTACGAGAGATGACCTTGGCAGTGGCTTCTGTTAGACCCGTGATGATGTCTTTTACCTCACCATTACTTACTTCAACGACCTTAAACTTATCGTTATCATGATGTACTCGGTAACCCATTAACCATTCAACTCCTGTTTTGAAGAATAACCAATTGCACTTAGAAAATCTGACGTACTCATCTTTCGAATATCAAATGGATGAACAATCCCTTTAAGATATATGGACAGACACTTATCCGTGCTTCCAAATTCGTATATCAATCCGACATCATCGGGATCGAATGTGTGTCCTTGTATGGTTACAAACCTGCTCATTTGTTCTCCTCATTATAACATTTTCGGTGAGTCCATGTCGATTCCTCTGGCCCAAACTCGTTTAGAGGAATGAACTCAAAATGTCCTTCTAGACATTCCTTGTATGACATGAACTTACCGCATGAATCACACTTAATAGCCATCTTATTATTTGAAACCATTAAATTTCCCCGGACCTGGATATGCGTTCTCTGGTTTCTTCCATCCTTCCTCCTCTGCTATTCTCCTTCCCGTCTCACTTCGATCCATTACTGGTCCATCTAGGATGTCCTCCTGAGCCTCCTGCTCTACATCATATAGACGCATCTTTGCCTTGTGGACTCCAATCACGAATCTCTTGCACTTGTTCTTATCAGCGTATCTGTTCTTAAGTTGCTTGAATAGATATTGACCGAGTTCTGCTAGTTCTTCGGTTTCCATCACTCCGAGCATCAGATCAGCAGTGGCGGGGAGACCAAATGACTCACTGGTGTCAGAGAGGTCGAGGTCCGAAGAATCGTAACCAGACCTAGTCGTTTGAGTAGCAGAAACGATAGGAACTCCGAACTCAACCGATAGGCCTCTGAGTTCTTCTGCAATTGCTTTGACGTAAGTGTATGAGTTAACATTCGATGCGTTGCGTAGTCTTGAACTTGCGCATATGTTAATGTAGTCGACATAAATGATATCCGGTTTGAAGTTTTTCTTAAGTTTCAGTTCATTGATTAGATGTCTAAAATGATTTACGTGAGCAGATGCAGTTGGAAACTCTTTGACGATAAGTCTTGATCGAGCCTTCTCCCTAACCTTATCCGCCTTCTTCTTTAGAACGGCCAGATCTATATTCTCTAGCTCATCTAGTTCTACGTCTAGAAGATTGCCGTCAATTCTCTTCGAGATCTCCTCTTCGGACATCTCTAAGGTGATGTATAGAACATTGTATCCCATTGAGAGGTTGGTAGCCGCCCAGTCACACATAATGAGAGACTTACCAACATTGGTTCCTGCTAGGATAATGTTCAGAGTCTTATTGGCTATTCCTCCCTTAGTGATCTTATTGAGTAGTTCGATCGCAAATGGAATCTTATGTATCTTCTTTCGATATGAGATGAATCTCTCTTCAAAATTCTCTAGATAATCGTGACCAATATTAGTATCGAATGCTATCGATAGAGCATCGGTGAATAGCTGAGGAAGAGATCCTGGTCCCTCTCCTTCCTTAGGATCATCGAGAATCTCAATTGCCTTACGGACAGCATTATACATCGCCTTCTCTTGACAGAACTTCTCGGTACTCTCCATAAGCCAATCCTGAGATTCAATCGCGTTCTTATCTAGGCTCTGAACTACTTCCTGAGCCGACTTGAATGTCTCTTCATTTAGATTGTTCTTTTTTCCGAGTTCTACTAATAGAGCTCTGGTAGTAGGAGGAGCATTAAATTTGGTATAATGCTCCTCGATTAATTCAAGCACTACTCTTTCCGATTTATCATGGAAATATTCGCCCTTGACGAAAGGAAGAACCTTTCTAGCATATTCCTCATTGTAGACTAAATTATTGATCAGTACTTGTTCAAAATTCATTCGCACCTTAGCTTTCTTAAGTCCTGATTATATTATAGTTAGCCACAAAAGTAAAGGAATTTAGTCTCTAGGATTTAGAGCCTGAGGTATGATTCCACTACCGGCTTCAGGCATTCTATCATAAATACTTTCATCTTCTTCATCATCGAGAACACCAGTTAGATCGATCTCGTCCTGGATCAACTTACCGGTTGGAAGCTTAAAGAGTTCCTCGATATAAGATGAGAAGTTAGTCTTGGTTAGAAGATGAGTCCATATCTCAGAGTTAGCCTCGATGTCTGCCTCTCTATACATCTTACCGACCAGTTCTCCGGTGTCTTGATCGACCAATTGATACCAACCAACTTTCGGTTTAGTGATGTAGTTTCCCGCGAGTGACAGCTCGAGAAGACCAGACCACTTATTGATTCCACCCTTATAGAGAACGGTGATCGGAATCTTTGACTTCTCTTTGATGAACCTGGACTTATCTACGTTAAGAACGAAATGATATCCATCAATAGTCTTATCGGTCTTTTCCTGCTGACGACCGATAATGAAGATGTTATCCGCAGAATAGTAAATTCCCGTACCACCAGATACTACAGCTTTAGAATACATCTCTTGAGTCTGATACGTATGGTTTACTACGATCATTGGAATGTTCTTGATCGTTAGGTGTGGAGTGACCATTCTGAATAGTGACTTGAGCTGCTTTGCTCTAGTCATGTCAGCCGCGGTATTCTGCTTTAGAGCGTCCTCGACCTCTTTCTTAGAAGCCAGGTTACCGACTGAGTCGATCATGATCATAACCTCGTCACCACGCTCTAGATTGTCGAGCTGTTGCATCACATCGAACTTAAGCTCTTCGATGTTAGTGATCGGAGTATGGACTACCTTCTCTGGATCGACTCCTAGAGAAGCAAAGTACGAATCTGGTGATCCGAATTCGGAGTCATAGAACAGAATCATTCCATTTGGATAAGACTCTAGGAATGCCGAAGCGGCTAGAAGAGTAAATCCCGTCTTGAAGTGCTTTGATGGTCCGGCAAAGATCGTTAGACCAGAGGTGATTCCTCCATCGGTCTTTCCGGAGAATGCCACATTGATCATTGGCACTCTAGTTCTGATGATCTTCTTTTGATTATAGATCTTGGATTCGGAGAGTGGAGCGGTTAGTTTGATCGTTGAATTTTTGAGTAAGCGTTCTTTAAGCGACATATGTTTCCTTTAAAATGCAAAGTATTAGTTAGTATTAACATGTTCTCTCGAAAATGTCAACTACTTATGCGAGCCTAACAGCTTCAACCGGCTACTGCCTGTGGGTCTTTCGGGGTTTCTGGTTTGCTCACGCTACTATAAACCCTTGTTCGCTATTCTAGAAGAATGAATCTAGTGTTGCTTTCTTTTCTGTGTTCCATCCAATCACCGAGATGATCTCGTTCAACGGGTGGAGATAAGTTTTCTGGAATTGCATGTCATAATCGATGAACCTATCCAGTCCGAATTCCTTTGGAAGAGACGAAGTGATTGCGATCACATTCTCTCGACACGGGTTTGGAACCTTCAAGTATCCAAACTTAATCTTATCTCCAGAATAGATTGGTTCATATGAAGAGATAAGGTTAAAGTCTTTAATAAGCTTATTGAACACTAGAGATGCTCTGACATGAATTGGTGTGGATGGTTTATATACCGAAGCGGCGTCATGATACTTCTCAATCTTATTCACGCCTCGAGGCATTGCTATAGCTTCAAATGGTTTACCAACAAACTTACTTCTGAATCCATCAATATACTCATGGAGCTCGTTCTCGGTTCCAGTCATTAAGATCTTGAAGGTCTCCTTCATCGCTTCTCTGACTATCTGAGGAGTTGATGGCATTACTGCCTTAATTCCAGTGACCTTGATCTCTGGTTCAGAGAATCGGACTCCCTCAATATCATATGCGTTAAGCATATAGTTCTTAGCCGCCGTCCAGAGACCACGATCAGCAATAGTCTCTCTCTTCATCTTGAGAGCATTCTTATGTGCGTTTAGATATTCGAATATCTCGGTACACGCATTGTTGATTACCTCTTGGATCTTTTCCTTCGCCACTTTATCGAGAAAGTCTACGATCTTCTCTTTCGGCGCACCATTTGGAAACACTGATTTCACTAGATCATCGAATGTAACATAGATCGAGTCGGTATCAATTGCGATGACCCGATCCTTATTTGTCTTTAGAATCTTATTGAGATAGTCGTTAACGGCTCTCTCCATCCATCTAATACACATCTGACCGGTCATGGTGATTGCTTCTGCATTATCTAGATCGAACCACCTGAACCAGAGGTTGGTTAGAGCTCCATAAGCGGCGTTTAACTGTTCCTTCTTAGAAAGCTGGCGTCCATTGAACTTAGAATAGATGTTCTCTAGTTCAGTCTTCTTCTCTTTATCCTTTTCATCCTGATACAACTTCTTATACTTTGTAGCCTCATCCTTAAGTTTCTTTCTATCAGAATACTTGGACTCCATTAGATACGATAGAAAGCTCTGATGATCTTTTCGATACATGGCTAGATTTGTCGCTACTGAAAGATCTCTTCCGTTGGTGAGTTGTTTCCAGTTCAACTTTCCATTTAGAGCCTCGTCTACTGACCAACCCGGAATAAACGGTTTGCCCATAAACGTATCTGGACCAATGTTAAGAAGCATGATTAAGTGTGGATATAGAGAGTCAAAGTCGAATGACATCACCCAGTCATAAATTCCTGGGATGACTTCTTTAACGTGACCTCCAACCAAACTCCTGTCCATGTGCTTAACATCTTTAGGAGGAACACAGATGCCCTGATCCAATAGAAAGTTATGAATGATAACGTCCCACTGCTTCACTGTGGCTAGAGTATCAACATAGTTCACCTTGGCATCATAGGACATGTAGAAGATGCCCTCGATGAACTTGTTCTTCTGTTCAATCTTATCAACTAGTTCAGCGTCATGGATGTTGTATTCATAGAATTTCTGAGGATCTTTGACATAGAGCTCGAAGAGATCTTCGTACTCCGAGTAATCGATCTTCTTCTCGCCAAGTTCTTTATGAGCTATTGTGTTGAGCTTCCAATCCTCGGAGTTCTTCTCTTTAGAGAACTTCCTGTATACCTGAGGGTAGTCTAGAATAGTAACTCCAAGAGGAACATAGACCTGTTCCTCCTTTCCTCTAATGACGATATTTCTTTCATCCATCATACCCCATGGAGAGAGTCGAGCCGCTTGTTCTTCTCCCATCAAGAGAGTAATTCTATTCACTAGATATGGAATGTCGAAGAACTCAATATGCCATCCTGAAATTACGTCCAGATCAAATTCCTCCCAGACGTCTAGAAACTTATACAGTAGTTGAGTCTCGTGATCACACTTATTATAGAACGCATTTTCATTTGGAGGGACGAAATCTTTGTATCCAAATACAACTGACTTGCCATTCTTCCTGAGAGTAATTGCTGTAATTTCGGCATTCGGATTCTTTGGATTAATTCCACCATCCTGCTTAGCCGTTTCGATATCGATATATCCGACATTAATCTTTGATATATCAAAATCGATATCTCCTTTATAATTATCGTAGATGTATAGATATACCCAGTCGGTTAGTCCAAAGATATTAAAGTTCTCGATTCCCTCATATTCCTTAATGAAATCTCGAGCTTCTTTAATTGTAGGAAACCTCATTCTATTTAAAGGCTGTCCTTGAAGAGACTTGAAGTCTGTCTTCTGTCCTTGTTTAGCTGGAATGAATAGATAAGGTGAATACGGAATCTGACGATGAACTCTATCTCCATTCTCGTCATAACCCCGAACCAGAATCTTTCCACGATTCTGGTGAACATGTGTATAAAATTTGCCCATGGGTTCCTTATATCATAAATGACCAAAAATGTCAATGCCTAAATATATTTGAATGAAAGGATATTGTTATGACTCCTAGTAAGAATTGCTTATCTCTTATTGAGAGCTTTGAGGGTTGCAAGCTTAAAGCGTATAAGGACCTTCGAGGAATTTGGACTATTGGATACGGACATACAAATGGTGTCTATCCTGGTCAAGTCATCACACAACAAGTTGCTGAAGCTCTTCTACAACACGATATTCAGTACGCATCAAGTGTGGTTAACACTCACGCCATTCCTTGTACTCAAGGACAATTCGATGCCCTAGTGGATTTTGTCTTCAATCTTGGAGCTGGCAATTTCCTAAGTAGCACTCTTCTAAAAATGCATCTAGCAAAGAACTATCAGGGGGCCGCCGATCAGTTACTACGATGGGATCATTCAGGAGGTGAAGAAATTCCTGGTCTCTTAAGACGAAGAGAAGCAGAACGTAAATTGTATTTGGGAGAATAATATGAAAATCGTGGAATTTATTAGTGGACCATGGGGTGTTCTAATTCAAAAAGCAATTCTGATCCTTCTAGTAGTTGGATCGCTCTTCATGATATATAGAGACATCACTGGTCAAGCGACTCAGTCTCAGTATCTAAGAGATCAAACCACTCAACTGGCCCAGCTTCAGAAGGACAATCAAGACCTTCAGACCAAGCTAGATAATCTACAAAAGGTTAACACTAGCATTCTCACTAATCTAAATAAAGAGAATCAGAAAGTTATTGAGACTCATGATGTAGTTACTCATTACATCGAGTCTCCAGAGGCTCAACAGTCTAATGAGCAACCAGTTCCTGATGTAATCAAGAATACGATTGGAATGTTACGTGATCAAAAGTAAGTTTCTATTAATCCTATCGGCGTTTGCCATGACTGGGTGTGGTGTTCATCCTCACTTACAGCCTACAAAAACAGAGTATAGAGTCGTGATGCCGGAGGATAAGTATTTTTCTGGCTGTGACGTTGTGTCTCTTCCGGATCCGGCTACTCTAACGAATACTCAGGTAGCTCAGTTGATTGTTGACCTAGCAACGGTTAATAAGGTTTGCCATAATAATAACAAAGCTATACATGATTATCTAATTGCTGCTCAGAAAGAGCTAGCTAAGAAGAACTCTGCTGTTAAGAATTAACGCATATCTACAAGGCGTCCAAGTGTATCTATTGCTCTGCAAGGTACGTTTGGATGCCTCTTCTTTAGATCGTCTAGTCTCTTAGAGATGATCTGAAATACGTACACGCACTGACCAGCTGGAATCCAGTTCTGGTTTGGACTCTGATATTGAAGTGTGACGTATCCTACATTCATACTCTTATTTAGTCACCGTGATAGTCTGGCCATCCGTTTATGTGACCTAACTCATGACAAGTAATACGAGCATATCCATCTTGTTCAGAATACATGCAAGGGCTTGGAACCTTTATCACATTTTTCTCTACTGAAATAGTATTGCTCTCAAAATAGATAGTGACGGTGACATTGCTCCTATTACCAAGATATCCACACATCATATTCGCATATTGATCCGTCTTTGGATACTGACAGGGATTAGGAAGAGTCATTGTGCGAAAATCTGAAAATGCAAATACGGTTGAACCACAAAATGGTCTACCATTAATTCCTCCATCGGCATTTACTTGTTCTGGAGTCTCAAATGTTACTCTGACTCTAGCATCTTTCTGAAATCTTAGTGGAGGAAACGCAGTGTTAAAGTACGTCGCGTGTGGAACATTACGAGGAAGAGGTGGAGCGCTTGGCGCATACTGATCTGGAAAACAGTTAGGTCGAGATTTTGGATAAACTAGACCAACATCAGTTCCAACCTGATTAAATGAGGTATGATTTTGGAGTGGTTCGATTGCATATACCGTAGACGAAAAAAGAGCCACTAGGGCTCCGAATAATGCGACTATCTTATTCATAGTCATCTCCCTTTGTGTTCAATTATTTAGGGAGATGGTGTCCTTGGTGGGACTCGAACCCACATACATTCTATTTTGAGCAGAATAGGTTTACCGTTTCCGTCACAAGGACTCAATGTACATTATTGGATTGCAGAATGCTCTACAAAAACCTCTAACAATCTCATCGACTTCATTCTTTTCTTTACCCAGCGGCCATGAGTAATATGAGGAGACTCTTTCTTCTCGTCCACATACATTACCCAAGAGTTCTAATTTACGAATAAGCATTATAACCACTCCTATAGTCCGTATGTCTATTCAATACTCTTGGCATAATTGATGGTGCCCCTGGTCGGAATCGAACCGACGCGTCTAATGACACAACCACCTCAGGACTGCGCGTATACCTCTTCGCCACAGGGGCATTAATATTGGAGCGAAGTGGGGGAATTTAACCCTGTAGAAGATAGGACGTCATCATTCTACCACTACCCGCTACTCAGGTCATGATCCCGAGCGTGCTTACAATTACACTAACTTCGCATGGTGCCGATTGGAAGAATTGAACTCCCGATTCCTGAGTACGAAACAGGTGTGTTACCACTACTACTAAATCGGCTTGTATTTGGTGTGTGGTGGAGGAGTTGAACCTCAATCTCCGGGATTCATACCGGCGTCTTACCATGCTGTATACCGCTTAGACGACCCACACATTAACTGGTGCTCCTAAGAGGAATCGAACCTCTTCTCGATCTGTACCAAAGACCGGTGCTACCATTATCACTATAGGAGCATATGAGGACGGCCAGAGTGCTTAACTGACTTGCAAAATAGTATTCCTTTCGAAACACTCATCCTCGTAAAATCTGGTGCTCCGTGAAGGAATCGAACCTTCTACCTCCTCTACGTCAAAGAGGAGCTCTACCAGTGAGCTAACGGAGCAAATTGCTGGAGCTTACACCACTCTTCTCTGGCCGGCGTCCTACTTCCAGACCTTCCGCTTTCAAGGCGGCTGTGCTTTGATCATTTACGACAATGATCTAGGACTGCTCTTTACAATCGGATTAGTCGTAATCTCCGAAAGTCCAGCAAAACTATGGGGTGTACGACGGGTTTCGATCCCGCTTCTCCGGTTTCACAGTCCGGCATGTTGAGCCACAATCACTACGTACACCATAAACTGTGCCGAATTCTATCTTACGGATCCACTCCGGATCACCATTGCTGGCATAGTGCACACCACTTGGGTTTCGGCTTCGTACATATTAAAATGGTCAGGGTGGAAGGAATCGAACCTTCACCTCGGGGGTCCAAGCCACCGATTTCTCACCGCCTAAACTACACCCTGATTAATTATGTAACAGGAACGTCTTGGTTGTTATAGCAAAACAAAGAGTTGCTGAATCGTTCCTCAAACCAAAATTCTGTGTACCGAATAACGGATCGGTACCACCCCGAGAAACGGCCGTTTACGGCACCCGTTCCGCCACTTCTCTTTCGAGAAGATCTTATTTTCTTTTCTTACGAGACTGAAGCTTCTTCAAGTTAGAGCGGTAAAGTGCTTCCTTCTTAGCAGAAGTCTCAGAGCTGATACGGCCAGGGTAAACTGGGCGACCAAGCTTTGCAAGATGACGAAAGTTATTTGCTGCCTGTTTTCTGCGGCGGCGAGCAGTTCTTGCTACTGACATTCGTTAAGTTCCTTTCTAGGTTAACCTAACGATGTCCTCCCATAACTTCAGTCATTTCATAATCTCCAATAGTGGAGCTACGGACGGGACTCGAACCCGCATCGTCCTGCTTGAAAGGCAAGTTTCCTAGACCAATTAGAAGACCGTAGCATTAAATTGTGGTACCAGGAAGGGGACTCGAACCCCTACGCCGGAGGCACGGGCTTCTAAGACCCGCGTGGCTACCAATTACACCATCCTGGCACATAAACAAAATGGTAGTCCCAAAGGGTCTCGAACCCTCATTTCCGCTGTGAGAGAGCGGTGTCCTAGTCCGGTTAGACGATGGGACCACTAACATTTGGTGGGTAGTCTAGGGTTCGAACCTAGCATGAGGTTTAACTCGTCCGCTTTACAGGCGGGTGCCCGTCCACTCAGGCGTACTACCCATCAAACTATGGAGGACCGCCTGGGGCTCGAACCCAACCAAGACGAAGATTAAGAGTCTTCCGCTCTACCTACTGAGCTACCGGTCCATTAGAATATTATATATACAGGTTCTTTAGAAATGTCAACAAGAAAACCAAAGAATATCTGTTACTACTTCATCATCGAGTTCACAGATATCAGATGGAGAGAGTTCCTTGGAATCATCAACCTCGCCGTCAGCAACAGCGAATCCATATCCATCACCGTCATCAACAGCGCCTTCAATATGCATTCCAATGAATTCATAGATGTCAATAAGACGACCAAGATCGAGATCTTCTTGAGTGAGTTCCCTAATCATTTCTTCTTTCCACCTCCAAATTGAGCTTGCCACTTTGAATCAGAAATAGAAAGTCCCTCTCCAGCGAGAAGAACATTCCACATAATCCTTGATATCTCTTTTGAGTTTGGAGCAGCTTCTAAGTCCCGAATAAGCACCATCTTCTTAACGGCCTTAGTCTTGGATGACCTAATCAATTCTAGAGAAATAGTCCTAGCCTCGATATGATCTAGTGTTTCCAAAGATCTAAGTAATTCAGGATCGAAAGTTTCCATTACCCTCTCCTCATTACTTTTATATATCAAAGTCTAGAACGAAAGTAAACAACATTATTTCTTTTTGGAAACTTTCCTTTTCTTAAGAGTAGTATTAGCAATAACGCTTCTAGCTTCTTGAATAATAGAGATTAGTTTATCAATCTTCTTAAGTTTTACTTGTCTCTCTTCTTCATCATTAAACCAGAAATCAAGATTGATCTGTCGATTACAATCCTTAATTTCGATGTTAATATCAAGAGATTCTCCATTAGAATAGTGAGTGGCATCAACTATAATGTATGCCGTTCCCTCATCTTCATTTAACCATTCTCGCTTATAGAGAACTTTTTTATTGTCACTCATATATAACCTTTAAGAAGTGGAGTCCCCGACAGGATTCGAACCTGCACCCTAAAGTTTAGGAAACTTTTGCTCCTCCATTGAGCTTCGAGGACATAAAATTGGATGCACCTGTAGGATTCGAACCCACGTTGTCCTCGTTCAAAGCGAAGCGTCCTACCACTAGACGAAGGTGCAATATAAAGTGGGAGATTCTGTTTGTGGCAACGGCTCTCCCATGGCCGCTTAGCCTATTCTAACATTAGTGTCGAGTCGAATAGGACCAAGTTCTCGAGCACCAAAGCTTATGCATTCTCCCAATAGAGGAGCTCAGTTCCTGGCTTAAGCTTTCGGTTAACTGAGGTCGATTGAATATAGATATCGAACTGACCATGATCTCCAGGAGCGAGGCGAATATTTCCTGATGTCGGAAGACCAAGCATCTGACGAGCGGCTGGTCCTTCATAGATAGCCTGCGTCGCCTTATCCTTAATCATAATGCGCTTATAGTCTTGGATGATTGGCTCGATACGAGTGAGCTTATAGAAGCCGGCACCCTTTTTCATTGTCTTGCCAGTGACACTCTCAATGAATGGTCGAATAGCTACTTCCTTAGTGATGGGAAATGACTGAACCTCTCCAGAGATGTCCTTCATCGAAACTTCGACGTCCTTAAGTGAGACGTTTGAGAGGTCAGTATAGAACTTATTGGTTGATCTTAGACCAGTAGAACGTGCCTTGAAGTAAGTAGCAAATGCTTCTGAATCAGCCTTAGATGCAGTAGCAACACCGCGCTCGGTCTGATCCCACTCAAGGATATTTCCTTCTGGTAGTCCAAGCTGACGCGCTAGACCACTAGAATAACCACGAGGAACACGGAAGACAAAAGTCCAACGATCAGTCATCGTGAGTTCACGAATCTTCTTAGCTAAACGCTGAGCATTCCACTTGCGAGACGCGTTTTCTCCACCATCCGTAATCGCCATCACTAGAAAAGAGACGTTAGGATCATTAGCATCTGGAACAGATTCAAATTGATCGATAAGATCACCAACGGAATCGTATAGTGCAGTCATTCCACGGCAATTATACGAGGTTAGTGGTTTTAGAGTATTAACATTTGAGTTGGTTACAACCCGTTGTACGTAGGAGTCACACTCAACTACAGAAACGATCGTATCTTGATTTTCTTGATTGGTAGCTTCTCGAATGGAAGCAATCTTTGAATTGTAATCTTTGGTTGCGGCAGCTCTGATAGACGCCATCGATCCAGAATGATCGCGCGAAATTCCGATATAGTTCTTCATATATTCGTATCCTTTAGTATAAATTGTGTTACAAAGTATTGGCAATGTATTACATTACTGCAGTATTTATACTTTCTTTAGAATTCCCCAACTGGAACCCACTGGTTCAGTTGGAAACCCGCATAGGTCCAGATTCGCGGCAACCCATTTAGCTACTTCTTCTTGAGACTTATCTTTAAAGTAACTATTATAATGTGATCGAAATGTTAATACTAAGTCAAATGATATATCAATTAACCTTTGTTCATTAGATCTTTCCATACTCTACTCACCTCGGTTAATGGTGCACGCAGTAGGACTTGAACCCACATCTGGGCCGTTATGAGCGGCTGGCTCTACCTTTGAGCTATACGTGCATTAGATGGTAGCCGAGGTGGGGTTCGAACCCACGATGTTTCTAATGTAAGAGTTTTTAAGACTCCCGCGTTTCAACCAACTTCGCCACACGGCCATAATTGAAAGTGAAGTGACGTCCTCTACATCTATAGACTGAAACGCCTACAGCCACGCGAACTTCGACAATCGCGTAGAGGATAAGGGGCGGCATCCTGTTGGGACAGGGTCGATTTCATTTACTCGTAAGCGTCACTTCGGTACCCACCCTCTTACGAGGGTATTCTGGAGGAAGGTGCGGGATTCGAACCCAGCGAGAGCTTTTATACTCTAGTGTCTTAGCAGGACACCGACGTAAACCACTTGTCTAACCTTCCATTTACTTCTTAGATTTCATCGCCATTTCAGTCGGATCCCATGGCTTCCCATCTACAAAGGCTTTGAATCGATGAGGGTCAGTCTTATGACGATAGATACTCATGACAGAACCGTCATGTCTCTTAAATTCGAGATGAGGAGTTTCTAAGTCAAATTCTTCGTTCATAAGAATCCCCTAATGATGGAGGCGGGCCAGGATTTGAACCTGTCCGGAGGGGTATGAGCCCAACATGCTACCTGCTTACAATAGCCCGCAAAGGAGGCGATACTACACTTACATTACATCCGTGCTTAGCGTAGCATCTAACTTGGTGCTCGATCTATTGCACTCGGCGAAGCTTGCGTCTTGCTTCTATGAGACATGCGCCCATGCGATCGAGCTAATTTGGTGCGGCTCCCGGACTACTTTTAAGCAACTGCAAACCGGTGATTTAAGGGATGTGCCTACCGCATAAACTTTTAGAGGCTGAAGACCCGTCGCTTCATTTAATACTCACTCATGAGTAACCAAATGGTGGAGGACCACCGGGGACTCGAACCCCGATCTCATGGATTAAAAGGCCAGTGTATTAAACCTATTATTACGAGTGGTCCATTAAGTAATTGAAGATAGCGATCGAGTTCACGATACTTTGATTGGGGCTCCATCCCTTATCTTCAAACTTTGGTGCCAATCGGGAGAATCGAACCCACCAACAGCAGACTTATGAGATCCGCCTGCCCACCAGGGACGACTGGCATGAATATTTGTCTCCGCCGCATGGGTACGACTTTCCGACCGCAGACTCGCCAGCTTCGAGCTATCTGCCTACGGGTTGCTATCCCGGTCGCGGAGATTAAATGGAGGAAGCGGTGGGATTCGAACCCACGGAACCCATCCCTGAGCCCCCTAGTTTTCAAGACTAGTCCAATAAACCAGACTCTGGCACGCTTCCATTAAACTGGATCCTCGAACTGGATTCGAACCAATATTGTACGGGTCAGAGCCGTTTGTCCTACCATTAGACGATCGAGGAATGGCACGCCCTCATGGATTCGAACCACGGTCTCTCCTTTGTTTCCGTCAGGAGCGTCCTAGCCACTAGACGAAGGGCGTACATTAAAATTGGTACTTCCTAGTGGAATCGAACCACTGTACTACGGTTATCGGCCGTTTGCATTACCCCTATGCTAAGGAAGTATGGCTCCCGCCGTAGGAATCGAACCTACCTCTATAGTGGTTAACGGCCACTCGCGATCACCTTGATCGCTAGACGGGAACATAAATGGTACCCGAGGTGGGAATCGAACCCAACCTGAATTTGCGTGTAAAGCAAATGGCCTCACCAGATGCACTACTCGGGCGTGGAGCCCTAGACAGGAGTCGAACCTGCATGTGTTCCAGTTACCTTTCAACTGGTTCGTAGCCAGTGGGGATACTAGGGCTCATTAAAACTAGCTCTATCGCGACCAATATCTGATCCATAGAGACTCTGTCACCAGAGCTTTGGGTGTTTCAGCAAAACAATAGCCGAAATACCCTAATAAAGTCGATTCAATTGTCAAAGAGCTAATAGATGGTGCCAAGAGAGGGAATCGAACCCCCGCCACGCGGTTCTTCAGACCGCTGCTCTACCCCTGAGCTACCTTGGCATTATCTATTTTAGCCGAGGCGAACCAAGTGATCCGCCGCGTGCATAGCCGCAAAAGCGTCAGGCTTAATTTTCGGATCAAAACCATTGCCTCTAACGTAGCCAATAGCCTCTTTAACCGCAGCCTGAGACTTGTACTTTGGATTAGGATTGATGTCTAGGTGAACCTCCATATGGCGATCACCAATAACATCTACCATTTCCAAAGCCGCATTCACAGCAAACATAACTTCATTCAAAAGTCTCTGCTTAGGAGACTTATCTGGCGCCCAATCCTGTAGGACTTGAGCATCAGAGAATAGCTTGCAACCCTTAGAACTGTCCTTGTGGACAATAATAACGGTCATGTATCTAGCATGCCAGATACCGTTTCTCTTGAACCTCTTAGAGTCGCAGCCGATATAAACTGAAGACTCTGGACTTGAGGTTCTGATGGCTTCCTTTGCCTTCTCAATCCAAGTCTTCTTATCATTCACGATAATCTCCATAGTTCTAAAATGGCACCGGTGCAAGGATTCGAACCCTGACAAGGAGTTTTGGAGGCTCCCGTGCTACCTTTAACACCACACCGATGTGGTGGAGTACTAGGGAATCGAACCCTACTGATATCCTCCTTGCAAGGGAAGCGTCCACCCCATGCAGACCCGTACCCCAATAATAATGGCGACCGTGATGGGACTCGAACCCACCTTGCATTTCTGCTCCGCTAGACAGGCGGATGTTCTCCCCGAGAACTACACGGCCATGGAGCGGGTGAAGGGAATCGAACCCTCGTATCTACCTTGGCAAGGTAGTGTAATATCCTCTATACGACACCAGCACTAAAGAGATGGAGGCCCAGATCGGACTCGAACCGACATTGAAACTGCTTTGCAGGCAGGCGCGTAACCATTCCGCCACCGGGCCATTCTCTAAATCATGTGTATTATATATACTGTCGTTCCAGAAATGTCAACAAGTTTTTAACTAAGATTGAATTTTTTGCATAACTTGTCGAGTAATTGTGGATAATCCCTCCTCATCACCATCTATCTCAGTAAAATCTACATTATTGTCCCACAGAATTCGAAGAATCTTAATAGACATATCGTTAGATTCTTCCTCAGTCTGATTTCGTCCCTTAGGATTATATGGCTTTACTCTATTGATGTAGAAGTTAATATTATTGTATTGATTGAATGACCAGCTGATCGTATCATAGAAACACTGAGGATATCCGTCAGCGTATGCTAATGCTAATAGGATTGGAGAATCACATATAATCACATCACAATCATGTGAGAGTGTCCAGACTCTATGGTGTTGTTTTCCGAAAACATAGAACTGATCTTGAAGAGCGTGTTGTCGCTTACTCCAGGTTAAGATCTTAGCATATTCTCCAGCGAGTTCGCAATTGACTCCTTGATTCTTAAGATTATAGAATAATCCGGAAGCAGTTGTAGACTTACCGCTCCCAGGAGGGGCGAATAGATTCACGATTAAGGGTTTCATTATACTCCATTTGCAGCATCAAGAGTTACAGAGGCGCTGGCTAGAATTGTAGATCCTCCAACAGCTCTAATTTGTACAGATAAAGTACAAGTAGTTTCACCGGTTCCAGTTTGATTTACTTGCCATTCCACATCACTAGAAAGTGTAATCCATACGCCAAGTGCATTTCCAGTTGGTGTGGAACCACTTGTTTTTGTCGCCATAACTTGATAAGAACCGGCGGTTCCACTGGCTAGCCATTGATGTACGTTACTAGTAACCCCATTAATGATCCTCTTCTCAAATCCATTGGACCCTACAATATAGGCGCATGAAGATGAAGTAGTTCCGGATGCGAGAAATGATCCACCATTAAGAGACACCGGGTTCCATGTCTTACCCTTAAGCTGAGACATAGAAATAGCAGATCCGGATGCAACTCCTGCTAGAGTGTAAACATTTGGATCGTTCATATCTATTGATCCGGTTGCTGACCCGTAAATTTCAAGTCTAACATCCGAAAGAGAGATTTGTCCAGTTGGCGTAGTCATACGGGTCTCCGTTTATGACTACTTATAGTCTAGGTCCCTTGTGAGCGTACGAACCTTTCAGTTCTTCAAGAGTTCCTACTACGTAATTCGACTTGTTTACGGGAACAGTCAAGAATTGTTTCTTTGGTTCTCCATGATCGAGACAAGTTCTATAACCTAGAGCAAATCTAGCATTGGAGAATTCATCTCCACATACGATACAGCAAGGCATTATTTTAAGATAGGAATAAACACTGGAGTAGAAGCGAACTCACCAGTCTTGATATCAATATCTCCCTTGAAGTATCCGACGCAAGTAGAATCACGAGCTAACTTTCCTGCTCCTTCTGAATACCACTTCGAAAACCAAGGGTAATTCGGATCTAGATATACGTTGCAAACTATTACTTTAGTGCTAGAAGCCGGTCTTATTCTAACGTTCCTAGCTTTAGAAATACCAGACCAAGAGAAAGATTGGTAAACCTTGGGAGTGTTCTTCTCCTCTGCTTCGGAGAGTGGTTCACTCTTTCCGAAAGAGTAGTGCTCTACGACAAGTGGGTATTCATATTCACAACTAAGGACGCAGAGTATCTTTCCTCTGCGATATGTGACATCATTATAAACTTCTACTTCATCACCAGCTTTAAATTCACTCATTCTATTCTCCATTACAAATCTGGTTCAATCAAAACTACACGAATATCTGGGTTGTCTCTATATTGATCTGAGAGAGTTCTGTATTCGTGATAAGCGGTATTTGAATCCTCGAATTCAAGATGATCAAGAAGAATGCCTCGAAAGTCCTTAACTTCTACAATGTATTCTAGGTCCACCGGAAGCTCCGCTATCATTATTTAAGTATAATATAACACGGAGCCTGAAAAATGTCAAGGAATTTTAGTCACTAGTCGATACTATACTCGTTTCTTCCCGATAGAATACTTTGAGATTAAATTCCAGTCTTTCTTGTCCTTGAATGGAAGTATCTTGATTTGAGATAGAGGAGCAGACTGAAGCTCCTGAGTTCCAACAATCGAAACTAATCCCCATTCATGTAGGAGAAGCGTGATAGCATTTCTACGTAGTTTATCTTCTTCGGTAAAGTCAGTTACCTTACCATCAAGAGCAAATAGCTCTTTGAAATGCACAATAAAATAGCGTCCTTGTTTATGAAGGATGTGACACGATTGATAGAGTTTCTTCTCTTTCTTTGAGGCAATACCAATACGCGTTAGTGTCTCTTTGATCTTGAGGAAGTCTTCGTCATTCTTTAACTTGACTTCGATAAATGTATCTACTAGGCTCATCTGCCACCCTTTTCAATCTTTTGTTTTATTTGTTCTATCTGTTGGGTGGAAAGAACTGTTAGAGCTTGTTGTGCCTTCTTGTATCCATAACCAAAATACTCTTTGACAGCTTCAAGATCACTATCTTCCCTACTCTTAGACCACTTGGAAAATCTCTTTCGTGGTCTAATACTATTTATTAGATAGTCGAACTGAAGAAGTGACTCTAGATGAGCTAACCTATTCATCTCATTGGCATAAAATAATGTATCAGGAAAGTATGATAATCCTCGATTAACCATATAAGCAGAGTATCCCTTCTCCATCTGCTCCGGATCATCGGATTCTCTGATTATATCGGTGTTCGAATTAATGGCAGTGATATAGTCGAAGGGATTAGACATTTACGCAATCTCACAATCCACCATAATCTCAACCATGCACGCAGCTAGGTTAATCTCAGGGTCAGCACAAAAGGCGGCCTGATACTGATACTTTCCAAGGATCAAAACGAGCTGAGGAATAGATCCTGACTTGAAGTATTGGACCGCATTATCATAGAAGTTTCTATAAATCGTATTCTGATCTGCATCAGAGTTCTGACCAATCCACTTACGAACATTCGTGAAGTCCTTCTCTCTCATGAATGAGATGAGGTCCTTAAGTGAGACCTCTTGAAGGTTTGATAGAATACCAGAATCGATCTTTCCATTAGAAGCATACCTCTGTAGTTCATTCAGAACTCTACGCCAATCTGGAAAATGCTTGGTGATTACTTCTGCAACCACCTTCTCGTCATATTGGATATTCTCTGCTTCGAGGATAATCTTAACTCGCTCGAAGAACTGACCAGCTAACTTTGCCATATCCTTCTTAGCGATCTTGAAGTCAATTACCGAACACCTCGAGTGAAGTGGAGCAATCAGTCGATTCTTGAAGTTACAAGTAAGAATGAACCCACAGTTCCTCGAGAACTCTTCCATGAAGTTACGAAGAGCTGGCTGAGTGGAATTTGCGTTTAGATAGTCGGCTTCATCGAGAATAACATACTTTCTTCCTCCCATCAGAGATACTGATGAGGCAAAGTTTAGGATCTCATTTCGAAGAGTATCAATGTTGCCATTAAGTGAACCATTGATCACGATGTAATCGCAGTCTAGTTCCTCGAGCATAGCCCTGGCTATGGTTGTCTTTCCTACCCCAGCCGATCCAGCTAGGATAAGATTAGGAATGTTCTTTTGATCTACGAATTTTTGAAATGTATTTTTCAAATCAACCGGAAGAATAGTCTCTTCTACGGTCTTTGGTCGATAACGCTCGACCCAGAGAGGATTGTCCTCTTGCATCAATTTCTCCATAATAAAATAAGAAAGGGAGTACAATAGGCTCTGCAGTCACTACTGTACTCCCACTGTTCTGACTGGGACGTCTGAACAGCTAGCTCAGGCTGTCGCCTTGAGCTTAGTCCAACGTTTGATGTTTCTTTTCTTAGTACATCTATTTCCTGCTCCAGTTTTCCTGAAGCGAATACATCTAAAACATTTACACATTAGTTGAATTTTGAGTTGGCTTCAACTGCCACGTAATACTCAAGATCTTTAGACTTGAATCGAGAGATGACTGGAGTAATATCTACAGTATAGGTGTCTGGAAGCAGACGGATATTTTCTGCCTTAAAGTAGACCGTGAAGTTCTTATCGGTATCTCCAACTTCCACAGCATATGAATCTGAAGTTGGATCTTTAGAATTTACCGTCTGAACTGATACTACAGATCCATCTCCAACAATAGCAATCTCTGGTTGGCGAAGAACGCCAAGTGCCTTAGTCACTCCACTCAAAACTTCAGAAGTGAGTTCGAAAGTTACGTCAGATGGTGGGAAATTGATCGAATCACTCTTTGGAACTACGATTGAATTCACATCGGCAAATACATAGTTTACCTTCTTCCTACCAGAAGAGATCTGAAGTGACTTATCTCCGATAGAGAGTTCTGGATCATCAAATAGACTCAAGACGGATAGTAACTTGCTCAAGTCATAGATAGCGAATTGAGATGGAAACTCTTGTTCAAGAGTTGCTTTAGCGAAAATCGTCTTAGTTGGAGTAATCGTGGTGATTACATTACCAGGCTTAAATAGAATGCTCGGATTAATCGAGGAAAAATTCTTCAGAACCTGAAGAGTACGCTGGTCAAGTTTCATAATTAAATTTCAACCCTATCTTTATCTTCTGATGGTCGTACACGGTACTTAACGTCCTTGTAGAGTCCACCAAAGTGTTGTTCAAAGCTGACCTTAATGAATGGTCTATCTGTTTCATGAGGATTAGGGTTGGCAACTGTAACGTAACCCTTCTTACCCTTCTTCCACGCCTCAAGCTTATTGAGGTATTTGTCGAGTTCAGAACGCCCATCTCTAACTAGACGAACAGTAGTTCTGGAAATCGATTGGCGCTGCCCCTTGGAAGTCTTCTTGGAACGGCACCTAACTTTCTTACCCATTGTATTATTATCACTCCACTTAGTTAATACATTATTATATTTCAAAGTTCTACAAATGTCAATTATTTCTTGGTCTTCTTCTTAAGCTTTTGAAGATCTTGAGCAGAAGCGGTAGCCGGAGCTCCAATAGCGCCAAGAGCTCTTAAGCTACCTCCAAAGACATACGAACCAACATGCGCCATCTGCATCCATGGACAAATATAAACGGTTCCACCCATCTTTCTTACATATTGACAAAACATATAGTCTTCAGAAAGATATCGCTTCGTATCTGGATCAATCACGGTGTCGAAGAAAGCATGAATCTCTCGTGATCCGTCAAAGTGTTCAGTTCTGACGTGATCCGGTTTATATGAAAACTCAGGATAGTGTTCTCTAAACCTTTCTAGAACATCTCTCTTGAGCATCATAAAGCCCGTTCCAATTTCCGCAACTTCAGTAGGTTCATCGATCTTAATCTCATTCTTTCCTGAGACTGGATTTAGAACATAGTCACCCACAAAATTCTCTAGAACGCGAGGATCCTGATCGGCCACTCCCTTATCTACAGCTAGCTTGATTTTCTCCCATGAGATACACTTCTTAGGATATGGACCACCAATGACGTCTATGTCTGGTCTATTAATCATGATAGCGAGCAGTGCTAAGACATCGTTTGGAGCGAATCCAATATCGGAATCGATAAACATCAAGTGAGTACAATCAGAGCGTAGGAACTCATCGCAACAATAGTTCCTAGCTCTGGTTATTAGTGACTCATTGAACATGAAGTAGAATTGAAGTTGAACTCCATTAGCTAGAGCAGTATTCGTCAAGTCTGCTATAGACTTGCAGAACATTCCAGCGCACTGCCCTCCATACATCGGAGTAGCAATCATTATCTTACAACTTCGTAGCTTTTCAGCGTCTACTGAAATTTGAACTCCCGGCTGACTCATTACTTCTTCTTTGTAGCTCTCTTTTGATCTTCAGATGTGAAGTTAGTTCTTGCTCCAGTAGAAGCATATGAACAAGTCATCGTAGACAAGTTATTAAGTTCAGCCTGATAGTTTCCAAGACCAATATTCAATGACTTTGTAGCTGCAAGACCAATTCCACGAGCTTGATCATGAACATTATCAAAGTTAGCTCCTAGGAAGACTACCTCCCAGTTACGATCTTCTGCTCTAGCGAGTTTCTCTTGGATAACTTGCTTGTTATACTTCCTTGAAGAATTCTCTTCACCATCAGTCATGATCACAATATAAGCACGATCTGGACTCTCGGAAAATGCTAGGTCGAGTAGCTGAGCAAGAGAATCAAGAAGAGGAGTTCCACCGCCAGGTGATACTTCTTCATTAGTTACCTTAGAAAATGATTCCGCGGGTTCATTCCTTAGAACCTTATAGTCACTTTCTGTATTCCATCCAAAAGCAGAACCACTAAATGCTGCAAGATATACAGCAGTTTCTGGTGGTAAGTTCTGAACGTATCCATTAATGGCGCCTAGTGTATCTGACCACTGGGTAGCCATTGAACCTGATTTGTCTAAAAGAATATAGACCTTCATTATTATTCCTCTTCTGAGTTGAAATGATCATGGACGTATAACATCATGATGGCATAGTGACAGACTTTAAGAATGTCTGCTCTGTTCTTACCACCCTTCTTACCATATCGCTGAGCATACTTGATGATATTCCCGATGGTGAAACCCTCACCATGTCCGGCGTCCATGATGAATTCTGTAGATTGGATTTTGGAGAGGGAATAGTGTTGATTGTACGTAGATGAAATGTACGTTAGAAGTTCCTGTAAATATAGATCTTCTTTAAATTTGTATTGTACTGGAATCTGTACAGTATTATCAAGAACACCATTAGAAGTAACCGTGTTCTCTAAAAGAGATTCTGAAGTATTGTCCATAATAACTTTCTATTTATCTTACGCGAAGAAGTCCACTATTGTTTTAGAAGACTTCTCCTCCCAAATTTCATGTGTCTGGTGAGCATTCACTTGGTAGGTGTAGTTAGAATCAAGATAAGGTCTATTTCCGAGTAGGACTTCATTCACCTCTACAGCCATGTCCTTAGCTGTCTTCACTGGAACATTTTGACAGATATGATTAGCCGACTTCTTTGGATTTAGAAGTTCGAAATCGAGAGGCATGCCCATGATGGAGAGAGCTTCTCTGTAGTTGATGTACCTGTCGTGGTCCGGATGGGTGAGCATTGATGGGTAATGACCGACAAATGCACCGATAAAGTCCTTGGGGACGATGGTACCTCTGCGCATGACGTTACCACCAGCAGCAAGCTTAGAATACTTATACTTACACTTTTCGACTTCTTTATCATATCCATGTTTCTCTAACCATGCGCCGACCTGCTTATAATCATGTCCCTGTTGTTCGATGAATGAGAATGTATCATTAGATCTAACTTTCAGAAACTCCATCTTCTCATGAGAGAACTGACGATGAGTTAAACCACCAAACATCTCTTCAAGAATATATCTGTAATATGGATCGTCTTTTGATGGAGTCTTTGGATTGATAGGCTCCTGCATTGTATTGGACTTAGCATCACGAATTACATCCTCAATCTTCTTCCAAGGACGATTATAATACCCAAGGAGTGGAGTCTTATTTCCCTTCCAGAAGAAATAGAATGTGCGTTCTCTTGTTTGAGCTGTTCCATGTAGAAGAGATCTAGTTCTATATACGGTCATAGAATAACCGTTATCGAGTCCAATCTTTCTTACTTGATTCCTGATATCTGCTCCAATTTTTCCAGCAAACCCTGGTGCATTTTCCCCCCAGAAAACATCTGGTTTGAGTTCTCCTAGGACATATTGGGCAGACCTAACCATCCACTGATTGTTTTGGTTGTGAGTGCCGAACCCGTGGCTAAGCTGACTAAGACCAGCGCAAGGACAGGTGGTGTTGACCACAGTAACTTTCCTAGCAGGACGCTCACCACGGTCAATATAGTGATAAGGAAGATCAACACCACGCTGCTCACGATAATAATTGATAAGATGCGATTCATTGGCTTGAAAACCTTCATACGTCATTAAATATTCAGGTGGAGATCCATTGGCCTCCTCCTGAGCTAAAGTCATTCCTCCGATTAATGGAATAATTGATGCGTGTGTAATATCATTCATTAGTCTACGTCAAACCACACAATAGCTTTATCAAATAAAGCCCAGAATAGTAAAGTGAATGCAACAATTACTAAGAATAAAAGCATTAGAAGAAACTCTCCAAGGAGGCTGAAGGTGGAAGTACTGGATGGGCTGGAAGACCCTGCTTCTTGGGATCTTTGATTTGA